CAAAACAAAGCCAACAGCCGGAAGTGAAGTTCTTTTAGAAGCACACACCCTTGTTAACGGTGCTAGACAAAACGATTACGGTCATCCAGCTGACGACTACCGTAAAGTGTCAGACATTTTTTATACACTCACCGGCATCGAGTTAGAAGTATCTGAAGCAATCCTGTTTATGGTGTCAGTCAAACTGGCTCGCCTTCGCACGAACCTTGAACACGACATCATTCATCACGACAGTCTTGTGGATGCGCTCGGCTATCTCGCCTGCTTAAACATGGCGGCAGAATAGTGGGTGCTTTCTACGATGAGTTGAAGTCGGCGCACATAGAGAACGACAGCCTGTACAAGTTACGTAAAGCTTTAGGTGAAGAAGATTTCAAGGATCTAGTTAAAGCAATGAAAGACTCGTCAATTAGTGGTCGGGCTATTCATGCTGCGTTGGTTAAACGTGGCATCAACGTCATCGGGTTAAGCACATTTAATGCTTTACGAAAGACGTTCAATGAAAATATCTGACGAAGCGAACTACGAACAGCAGATCATAGACCTGCGTACCGCTTTACGCAAAGCACAGTTAGCTGAAGCGAAAGCAAAACTGAAGACAGCAGACTATGTGGAAGCCGTGTTCGAAGCGGCACGTCTGTCTTTGTTGGCGACACCACGCCCAACAGTTATCCCACCGGTGAAAGATAAACGCAAAATCAAACCTGAGGTTGCCCTCGTACATTTGACCGACTGGCAGGCAGGTAAACAAACCATCTCGTACGACATCTCTGTACTAGAAACCCGTATCGCTGACATGATTCGCAAAGTAATACAACTCACCGACATTCAACGCGCCCACCATCCTGTCAAAGAATGTGTAGTCATGTTGGGTGGCGACATGGTGGAAGGCGTAGGCATATTCCCAGGCCAACAGTTCGAGATCGGTGCGCACCTGTACGAACAGATGTTTGCTGTCGTGCGCATCATCGAGTCATCTATCCGTACCCTTGCCACAAACTTTGAGTCAGTCAAAGTGGTGTGCGAGTTCGGTAATCATGGTCGGCTTGGGCGCAAAGGCGACATGCCTGCCGGTGACAACATTGATCGCATCGCCTACCAGATTGCGTCAAACAACTGTGCCGACATCAAGCATGTCAAATGGCAGATGTCTGATGACTGGTACCAAATTTTTGCTATCGGCAACTACAATGTGCTGTTGGTTCACGGCGACGAAATAGGGGCGTTCGGCTCTATTCTGCGCAAGGTTTCGGCATGGTCTACCGGTGTCGTAGAATCATTCCATGACTGTTACATGGGGCATTTCCATACACCTACCGCACTTACGATGGCGAACGGTGGCCGTGTGTTCGTAACAGGTTCACCTGAGTCGCACAACGAGTATGCCCGCACGTTCATCGCTGCTGTCGGTAAGCCAAGCCAACGCCTGCATTTCGTTGACCCGATCAAAGGTCGTGTCACTTCAGAGTATGTGTGCTGGCTATGAGAATCTGTTGCCAGCATTGTGACGGCATGGTTATCCATGATGAGACAAAAGTGGTCGGATGTCTCTGCGATCCGGATGCCCCGACGTGGATTGGTATAGCGCGTGACGGGCGCATACTGTCGATGAGTTACGCATCATACGAATACATGCCGAAAGAAAACTAATGTCTTGCCCGTGGTCGCTTGTGTCAGTTCATTGGATAGACGCATACGATTCCGATAACGGTTGGATTGAGATAGAAACCTACAAACCTGAAGCCTGCCATGTTGTGTCGGTAGGTTTCCTGTGGCCTGACTGCCTGCCAGGGTACATTTCGATCACCGGTTCATATATGCCTGACGAGGTACCGAACCTTAAAACTATAGGGATGGTCACACATATCCCTGTGTCTATGGTGCAGAACGTAAAAGTTTTGGATCAAGCAAAAATTGATTTGACTTTGCAACACCCTGCCCGTATGCTTTAAGTAAACCAAACAAAGGGGAGTTATGAAAAAGAACTGGTACACAAGACCGAAACCTGAACACGGCACAACCGAATGGTTGAAAGCCCGATGGAAAAACGGGTTAGGTGAACCACAAATCACCGCATCAGTAGCAGCTGTCGTTCACGGGGCGCACCCGTTCAAAACTGCGGCAGACCTGGCAACAGAACTGTTAGCTGCGCAACCACCGCAACCTGAAGCACCGAACGCCGCTATGGACAGAGGCAACCGGCTTGAACCGACACTCATCAAATGGGCGGCAGACAAACTGAACAAAGTTCTGTACACACCAGATGTGCTGTACTGCTACGAAGAAGACGGCGTACGACTCATGGCAACACTCGACGCGTTGAGCATGGATGAACCTGACTCACGCCAAGTGATCGAGGTTAAGACCACTAAGAAACGTTGGACTGGCAAACTGCCTGACTACTGGTATTGGCAGGGTGTACAGCAGGCGATCTGTGCGAACGTGTTTAGTGTTGATTGGGCAATCTTTGACTCAGACCTTGACCTGCATCATCATGTGCAGAAGGTTTCTTCGGATGAGAAACAGTTACACATTGATGCTTGCCGAAAGTTTTTGGCAGCGATTGATTTAGGGATGTTGCCTGACGGTGCAGAGTACGAGTACCGTCACATGTCAACCCAGTATCCGCAAGGCCAAGACACGACAGTTGATTTACCGGCAAACATTAAAGAACATTTTGAGTATCTGAAAAAGATTAAAACACAGATGAAAGAACTGGAAGATCACGAAGATAAATTGAAAGCAGAAATTTGTGCGATCATGGGAGAAGCAGAGTACGCCACGTTGGGAAACAAGTTGGCTTGCACTTGGAAAACTTCGACACGCACATCGTTAGATCAAAAGAAACTAGAACAAGAACACCCTGCGTTAGTAGAGAAGTATAAGAAAACATCAACCATTCGCACATTCCGTGTGACAACCAAAGGAGAATAACAATGGAACTAAAAGAAATCATCAGCGCATACGGGGTACCTGACCCGTCAATCGTAGGCAAACTACCGCGAGGCGGCATCACGCTCGACTTCGTAGGTCACGCAGAAATCAACCGAATCCTCATCGACATTGATCCAATGTGGAACTGGTCCCCTGTCGAGTTCGTGAACGGCAGACCAGCAATCACCGAAACAAACGGCATGGCAACCATGTGGGGACACCTAACTATCCTCGGCAAAACAATGTTGGGTGTCGGATCGGTACGTTCAGACAAACCTGACCTAGACAAAGAACTAGTAGGCGACTTCTTGCGTAACGCATCCATGCGTTTCGGTATCTGCCTATCACTCTGGTCCAAGTCAGAATGGGAAGAACACCCTGTTGCGGCACCGAAACCTGCCGGTGTTGTCAGCCAAGAAAACATTGACCGATTCAAAACAGCTTGCAAAGAAGCGAACCTAGATCCGAACCTGGTCGCTAAAGAAGCAGGCGTACTACTTGTCGGATTGAAAGACACAGACATGGCTAAGTTGCGTGACACGTTCAAGAAAATGAAAGACGCACCAGCACCAAAGCCGACAGACATACCGTTATCAAACTTGGAAGCCGAAGAAGCAGTCGTCGCCTTGTTTAACGCAACCCCTGTTGAAGCGGTACATTCACCGAACATTAAACCGAAAGACCTTAACACCAGGGCAACAGCAGCACAGGTTGGCAAACTTAAAGCATTGATGTTCGCTAAAGGTTTTGACACACCGGAATCCAAACTGGAATTGGCTGTCGGTTCGGTGAAGCATCCTTTACATGACTTGAACGAGATGACAAAGGGTGAGGTCTGGGAACTTATCGAAACCCTAGACCCTCAATGACCGATGAACGCAAAGGTGAATGTCAAGGCAACCGAGACAAATGCAACCTACCTGAATGTCCGAAGTTCGGGCTGCTCGGTCGCCCATCTCGTGACGGTAAGCGACGGGTCCGTGGATGTAACGATCCTGCGGCTAGGGGGAAAAGGAATCGAACTAAAGGTGATGCTAAAGCCCGACATGCCCGACGCAAGCTGGGATTATCTGCGACAGGTAACGCAGGTTCTCGGCATGAGGAACATTGGGGCGGTCTATTTCGCGTTGAAGTTAAAGCCGGTGCGCAAGTTGGCCCTATCGAGACAAGGTTTCGGTCAGCGAAACAGCAATCGGATGCTTCGAAAGCGTTGGGAGATATCAGACCGTTCGCAATGATCGCTATGCCTGAAGGTAACTCTGATGGGATAGTGTTGATGACACTCAACGAGTTCGCAGAACTGATAGCCCTTATACAATAAGGCTTAAACCAATATGACAAAAATAGAAGGTTTCGTACACGAACCAAGCAACAGCGAACAAGTGGAATGGTATACCCCCCCCCACATTTTTGTTTCGTTAGGAGTTACATTTGACATTGACGTGTGTAGCGCAGGCAAAGGCAAAGATCATGTTCCGGCAAAC